TAAGTTAACTATATTCTTATCGTAATGGCTAGAAAACCAGATAAACAACCGCCTAAAACTAAAAAATATTTCCGCTCCACTAAATCTGGGGCGGGAATGACAAAGGCAGGAGTTGCTAAATATCGCAGGGATAACCCTGGTAGTAAATTAAAAACACCTGTTACGTGCAAAGTAAAACCCGGAAGCAAAGCTGCAAAAAGACGCAAATCATTTTGTGCAAGATCAGCAGGGCAAATGAAAAAGTTTCCTAAAGCTGCAAAAAATCCTAACAGTAGATTAAGACAAGCTAGAAGAAGGTGGAAGTGCTGATGCCAAGAGGAAGACCAAAAAAACTAACCGCTGAACAAGTTATGGCTGAACTAGCCAAACATGAAAAAGAATGTGGTTTTAGATACACAAGATTAGAAGAAAAGCTAGAAGATAACAAAGCTAGTCTCAAAAGTCTCGATGTAAGACTTTGGGGATTAGGTGCGTTAATAATAGGTGCTGCGATAGCAGAAAACTTTATACCATGACGATATCTCGTGGTAGCATAAGTAAACAAATTACGAAGGCACCAGGTAAAAGGAAGTGGAGCGATGCTAGGAAGAGGAAAATCAATTGCAGAAGACCTAAAGGATTTTCTGAAAAAGCACATTGTGCCTCTAAAAAAAGGAGAGGTAGTAAGAGGTGAGCCAATAAAAGACTGTCCAAAATGTATGAAGAGAGTCTATTGGTGCACATGTTGGAAAGTAATGAAAGGAAAGTATTATGCCTAAAGACGCATGTTATCATAAAGTTAAAGCACGCTATAGAGTTTTTCCAAGTGCATATGCCTCAGGAGCCATTGCAAAATGTAGGAAGGTTGGAGCAGCCAACTACGGAACTGGTGGCAAAAAGAAGAAAAAAACCAGAAAAGCTGCTCAAGGTGGTTTGATGGAGGCTATAAGAAAGGTTGATAGGCAACAGTCAATCAAAGCCAAAGAGGGCAAAGTTGTAAGAATGACCAAACGAAAGTCTAAGAACCCTAGAATTGCCAGAGGCTGTGGTGCTATAATGGCAAGTAAAAGAAAAGTTACAAAGCGTGCATAATGGCGGTAAGAAAGACTAAATCAGGACTAGCTTTAAAAAGATGGTTCAAAGAGGATTGGAAAGATCAAAAAACAGGCAAGCCTTGTGGTCGTCAAAAAGGTGAGAAAAGGGGTACGCCTTATTGCCGTCCTACTAAGAGAATATCGAAGAAAACTCCGAAAACTGCTTCGGAGATGACAGCGGCTGAAAAACGTAGTAGGATAAGACAAAAAAATCGGTTGGGACAACCAGCTGGTAAACCGAGAAGAGTAGCGTCACTAAAAAGGAAGAGGAAAAAATCATGAAAAAAGTCACTAGACTAAGACAACCAGAAGGCGGTGTAGATATTTTTAAAAAGAAACCTATACCAAAGAAACCTACACAGCCAGAAGGTTCTGGAATGGTTAAAAAGAAAAAGCTAGTTCAAAGACAGCCAGAAGGTTCTGGAATGGTTAAAAAGAAAAAGCTAATTCAAAGACAGCCAGAAGGTTCTGGAATGGTTAAAAAGAAAAAGTTAGTCCAAAAACAACCAGAAACATTTTCTGGTAAGCCAGTGGTAAAAAGAAAACCTTCTCAACCAGAGACAACTTCTGGTAAAACTGTTAAAAAGAAAATAACTGGAAGATTTGAGTTTGCTGATACGAATAGAGCTAAAAAAACAAACGGAGCAAAATCTAAGACACCAACATCTTTTGGTCAAGCTTTTGCACAGGCTAGAAAGAAATTAGGTCCGGGTAAAACTTTTACATATAAAGGTAAAAAGTACACCACCAATAGAGCAGACGATAAAAAGAAGAAGAATATGGTAAAACTAGTGAAAACTGCGGTCAAAAAAGGTAGAGCTATGAGGGCAACAACATAAATGGCAACTTCAAACTCAAGAGATTTTGACCTAGATGTAGGTGAGATAATAGAAGAAGCTTATGAGCGTTGTGGCTTGGAAATGAGAACTGGCTATGATGCAAAAACAGCTAGACGTTCTATGAATCTCATGTTTGCTGACTGGGCAAATCGTGGACTGAATTTGTGGACTGTAACACAAGATACCAAAGCTGTTACTTCGGGCACGGCAACTTACACCTTTGATGCTACTCATGTGGACTTGCTAGAAGTTGTGCTTAGAAACAGTAGTAATACTGACTTTACTCTAACTCAAATGAGTAGGGGTGAGTATCTTACAATCCCAAATAAAGCCGCTACAGGTCAACCTAGTCAGTATTTCTTCGACAGACAAGTAACACCCACAATAACTTTATGGTCTACACCAGACACTTCTTACACTCTTGTTTACTATTATGTAAGACGTATTCAAGATGCAGATGCTTTGATAAACACAACAGACGCACCTTTCAGATTTTTACCGTGTGCTGTTGCAGGACTTGCTTATTATCTAGCAATGAAACGAGCACCAGAGAGAGTGCAACTATTAAAGGCTGTGTATGAAGAAGAGTTTCAAAGAGCAGCGGCTGAAGATGCTAACAGCACTCCTTTGAAGTTAACTCCAAGAATGGATTACTTGAGGTACTAAATGGCTAGGTATGCAAGTGGTAAAAGAGCATGGGGATATTCAGATAGATCAGGCTTTCGTTATCGCTTGCGTGATATGATAAAAGAATGGAACGGATTAAAAGTTGGTAGAGATGAGTATGAAGCTAAACATCCACAGCTAGAGCCAAATTATCCCGGACCAGATCCAACAGCATTGTACGAGCCAAGACCTGACTCAAGAACAGAAGTGACCGTAGAGAATCTTTTAGGACTTAATCCATTTCTATCTACAGCCAGTAGTGCAACGATTACAGTTATAGAACCATCACATGGTAGATCAACAAGTGATACTGTTAGATTTAGAGATGCAGTCGGTTTTGATGGGTTTACAGCAACTGTTTTGAATAATTCATCTGGCTATGCTATAACCAAAGTAGATGATAATACATATACTTTTTCTGCTAGTAGTGGCACAGCGACTACAGGTGGAATAAGAGGTGGTGGTGGTAGAGTTACTGCTGGCCCAGTTACGTTGGGGACATAAATGAGTTTTACAAAAGCAACATTAACAACAGCAATACAAGATTATACTGATAATTCAGAGACAACTTTTGTGAATAATATACCTAATTTTATAAAAGCCTCTGAAGAAAAGATACTAAAAAGCGTAGATCTAGATTATTTTAGAAAAAATGTAACAAGTGCGTTAACATCATCAGATGCCTTTCTTACAGTGCCTTCTGATTATCTAGCATCATTTTCTTTGCAGATAACCACATCTGGGTCTGAAAGTTTCTTGCTACAGAAAGATGTAAACTTTTTAAGAGAATATACACCAGCTTCTTCAACAACTGGACTACCAAAATATTATGCTAGGTTTGATGAAGATAACTTTATTCTAGCACCTACACCAGATAGCAACTATACAATACAATTAAACTATTTTTACAGACCAGCAAGTTTAACGGCTGGTTCTGATAGTGGTACAACATGGGTTAGCACTAACGCACCTTTTGCTTTACTTTACGGATCTCTTGTAGAGGCTTATACTTTTATGAAAGGTGAGCCAGATGTGATACAAAACTATAATGGATTGTTTACACAATATTTAGAAAGAGTAAAAGATCTTGGAGAGGCAAGAGAAAATACAGATGGTTATAGAGTTGGTCTGCCATCGAGACCAAGAACATAGGAGTAGAAAATGGCAACAGCAAATGCAGCAACCAATTATCTAGAGAGACGATTATTACATTTCATATTTAAAAATAACTCTCTTAGTTTTTCATCGCCTGGTGACAGTATTTATGTAGGTCTTGCAACCGCAGTAAGTGCCGCCGAAACTGGATCTTTAACAGAGGCAACCTTTACTAACTATGCAAGACAACAAGTTCCCGCTGCAAGTTGGACAACGATAGGTGCAGATTCAACAGACACACAAACAGCAGTAAATGCAGCTAATATTGAGTTCCCAGCATCTGGTGGAACAAACAACACAATCACACATGTGTTTATTGCAGACGCATCTAGCAGTGGTAATATATTATTTGTTGGTGCATTAGATGCAAGTAAGGCAATAGCAAGTGGTGATATATTTAGAATTAATGCAGGCAACTTAACAATAGAGCTTAAATAATGGCATTAGTATTAAACGACAGAGTAAAAGAAACCACAACCACAACTGGCACTGGCACACTTACATTAGCTGGTGCAGTTACTGGATTTGAAACTTTTGCTGCTGGTGTTGGAAACAGTAATACCACATACTATGCAGTTACACTGCCCGGCACATCAGAGTTTGAGGTCGGATTAGGAACACTTAATGGTGATTCTTCTACTTTAGCCAGAACAACAGTAATAAGTAGTTCTAATAGCGACAATGCAGTTAACTTTAGTTCTGGTACGAAGACAATTTTTTGTACAATACCAGCATCTAAGTCAGTGTTTTTAGATGCAAGTGGTAACGCATCAGTTGGTGCAGATTTGTCTGTGGGTGACGATCTCACAGTTGAAGGTGGGGTAATAGACTTTAAAACAAACAGTGGTTCACCTTCTCAGTTAAAATTTTATTGTGAGTCTGGTAATGCTCATGCTCAAACCTTAACTGCTCAACCTCATAGTCAAGCAGCATCAAACACTTTGACATTGCCTGGTGGTAGTACAATAGGAAACTCTAATGCGACTCTTGTTTCTGATACAGGCACACAAACTTTAACAAACAAAACTATTGATGCTTCTCAACTATCTGGAACTGTAGCAAATGCAAGATTAGACGCAGAGCTACAAGCACTAGCTGGGTTAACGTCAGCCGCAGATAAAGGCATACAGTTTACTGGATCTGGTACTGCTGGTACTTACGATTTAACTTCTGCTGGTAAGGCATTGCTTGATGATGCAGATGCTGCTGCTCAAAGAACAACACTTGGATTAGGAACAGCCGCAGTTGCAGCCACTGGTATATCAAACACAAATGTACCAGTGTTTACATCAGGTGTAGCTGATAATGATTTCTTGCGTGTAGATGGTACGTCAATAGAAGGTAGAAGTGCCTCTGAAGTATTAAGTGATATTGGTGGTCAAGCCTCATTAACTTTTGGTATATCAAACACAAACGCAGTGAAGATAGATAGTTCTAGTGTGGCAGATGATGAGTTTGCAAGATTTACTGCAAATGGTTTAGAGAGCAGAAGTGCATCAGAGGTACTATCTGATATAGGTGCAACAAGTGCTACAGATGCAGCAAATGAGGCAACAGCTTTAGCAATAGCGTTAGGATGATAACATGGCAAATACTTTTAAATTATCAAGCAAAGCAGGAGTAACGAGTGCAGATGTAATCTACACAGTGGCTAGTAGTACAACAACTATAATACTGGGTTTGATATTAGGAAACACAACAACTAGT